CGCTGGGAAATGCTTGGCCCCGAATCTGCGCAGCAATGGGAATGGCTGTTGTCCGGCTACATCAGCACCGGCCCGCGTATCCGTTGGCGGTTGCTTGGTAAGTACTTTCAGATTTGGCCGGGCGTCAACGCGGGCGAATACCTTGGATTTGAGTATCGCAGCAACGCATGGGCTGAAAGCGCATCTGGCGTAGCCAAAACCTCGTTTACGGCTGATGACGACCGTTGCATCTACCCAGATCGCCTTGTCGTATTAAGCACAAAACTTAAGTATTTTGAGGCCAAGGGCTTTGATACGACGGCGCTATACCGCGACTACATCATGGTGCTGGAAACTAGTATCGCGCAGGATACGTCGGCGGCTAACTTGTCGTTTGCCCCGCGCCCGGGTACGGTGCTCATTGGTTACGACAACATCCCAGACAGCGGGTACGGGCAGTCGTAATGGCACGCCGCGCACTTATTCAGCGTGCAGCGGCTAATGTTGCCTCGCTGCCTGCTCCCGTAGGCGGGTGGAACGCCCGCGACTCATTGGCAAACATGGCCCCTACGGACGCCGTGACGTTGGAAAACTTTTTCCCCGGCGTAGCCAGCGTCAATTTGCGTGGTGGGTATAGCAAGCACGCCACCGGCTTGCCGGGCCAAGTTGAAACCTTGATGACTTACAACGGCGCGGCAACCACGAAAATGTTTGCCGCTTCTGTAACGGGTTTTTATGACGTAACGTCCTCGGGCGCGGTAGGGTCTGCCGTGGTGTCGGGACTGACCAATGCCCGATGGGAATACATCAACGTTGCTACGTCTGGCGGCAACTTCCTGTATGCCGTTAACGGCGTAGACAAGCCGCGTCTATACAACGGCTCTACATGGACGGCGATTGATGGTTCGTCTACCCCATCAATTACGGGCGTTACGACGACGAATTTATCCAACATCAACCTTTTCAAAAACCGCGTATGGTTCATTGAAAAGGACACGCTAAAGGCGTGGTATTTGCCTACATCATCCGTAGGCGGCGCAGCGCAAACGCTAGACCTTTCGTCTATTGCCAAGTTTGGCGGCTATTTGGTCGCAATGGGAACGTGGACGATTGACGCGGGCTACGGCGTGGACGACAACCTTGTGTTTGTCACCAACAAAGGCGAAGTAATCGTATATCGCGGCACAGACCCGTCTAGCGCCTCTACTTGGGAATTGATCGGCGTATGGGTACTCGGCGCTCCGGTGTCCAAGCGTTGCTTTATGAAATACGGCGGCGATTTGTTGTTGCTGACGCTGGATGGCTTGCTGCCGCTGGCGTCTGCGTTGCAGTCATCTCGCCTTGATCCTAACGTTGCCTTGTCGGACAAAATCCAAGGCGCATTTGCGGCGGCAACGTCTACTTACCAAAACAACTTTGGTTGGGTGATGTTGTACAACGCTAAAAACAATGCGTTGATTGTGAACGTGCCGATTTCCGCTGGAAACCAAGAGCAATTTGTAATGAACAACATTACAAAAGCGTGGTGCAAGTTCACCGGGTGGGCGGCTAACTGTTTCACCATTTACCAAGATGACCCGTATTTTGGCGGCGATACATACGTTGCAAAAGCGTGGACTATCGGCAACAGCGGGTTTATTGACGATACCAACAACATCTCTGGCCGCGCCCTACAAGCGTTTAACTACTTTGAATCGCGGGGGGTCAAGAAATACTTTACCCGCGCTCGCCCAAGCCTGTATTCCAACGGCACGCCGGGAATCAGCCTTTCAATCAACGTGGACTTTAACCAAGCCGACAGCACGGCTGCTATCGCATATTCGCCCCCTATTTTCTCGATTTGGGACACGGCGGTATGGGACTCGGCAACATGGGGAACGGGCGACGTTGTGCAGGCAAACTGGCAGGGTGTGACCGGGATCGGGTATTGCGGGGGCATTCAAATGAACACAACCTCCAAAAACCTATCCCTGCAATGGGCGTCAACGGATGTGGTGTATCAAACCGGATGGGCTGGAATATAACGTCAGCCCCTAGCGTGGGGCATTGGGTTATGGGCGAAATGGACGGGGCGTTTAACCCCGACCGATCCAACGCCATCGGGTTGCTTCGGGACGGTAAAACCGTTGCTGGGGTGGTCTACGAGAACTTTAATGGCCGGTCGGTGGTGTGCCATATCTGCGTAAAGGGTCGAATGACCCCGGCTTATTTAGCGGCCATCTTTGACTACCCTTTTAACGTTTGTGACGTTCAGAAAGTTATTTGTCCCGTATCAAGCGGGAACGTGCGCGCACAGCGAGTTGTGCGTAAAATGGGTTTCACCGAGGAAGCGCGTCTTAAAGACGCCGACACCGACGGCGATATCGTGTTGTTAACCATGACACGCTCGGCGTGTCGCTTCTTGGAGCCTCGGTATGGGCAAAAAATCACCAGCACCCCCGCCAGCGCCTGATTACGCCGCCGCTGCACAAGCGCAGGGTGCGGCCAATCTAGACGCCGCTCGCCTCACGGCGCGAATCAGCAATCCCAACATCTCGACCCCATTAGGCGGTCAGCGTGTCACGTTCGGCAAAAGCACGTTTGACCAAGCCGGATACGACAAAGCGATGGCTGATTACCAGCAGAAACTGGCGCAGCAGAATGAACCGATTGAATACGGGTCAGACTCCGGCGGCAATGCAATTCGTTTGCCCCGGCCTAGCGGTGGTTCGTTGGTTGCTCCGACCAAAGAGCAATTTACAACTACGACCGACCAAGACACGCCGTTTATTGAGCAATACTTAACGCCGGAAGCGCAAAAGACGCTTGATGCGCAGCAGCGGGTAAGCCTTGCCCTTGCCGGACTCGGCGAACAGGGCATCGGCGTAGCCCGGGACGTTCTCGGCCAGCGGTTTAACCCCAATTTGCGTGACCTTTCCACCGAATTAGGCGGTTACGGGAAAGTCGCCCAAGGGCCGGATTTGATGGGCATGGGGCAGGCTGGCGCAAACGTCGGCGCAGAACAAATCATGTCCGGCGTTCGTGCGGGTCGAGTCAACCGTGGCCCAATGGAAGGGCAATACGGCTACGCACAGGGCGGCGTACAGGGGCCGGAGTTGCAGGGGCGGCTAGACCTCAATGGCCTCCCGCAAGCCCCCATAGGGGCTGGTATGACGGCACAGCAGGCCATCATGTCGCGCCTTGAGCCGCAGTTGCAGCGCAAACGTGCGGCCCTTGAAACCCAGTTGGCGAATCAAGGCTTGGTGCGTGGTGGCGAGGCTTACAACGCCGCCATCCAAGAGGCGCAACAAGGCGAGAACGACCTTCGCACACAGGCTGCGTTGCAGGGCATTGGCCTAGATCAGTCTGCCCGGGCGCAAGCGTTTGGCGAACAGCAAGCGGCGGGGCAGTTTGCCAACCAAGCCGCGCTTTCGGGCTTTGGCGCAAACGTCCAAAACCAGCAGTTGTATAACCAAGCCGTTCAGCAGAACTTGCAACAGGGCTTGTCTATTCAAGACGCGCAAAACCGCGCTTCGCAACAGTTGTTTGGGCAGCAGTTGGGGGCGCAAGAAGCCGCCAACCAAGCCGCTCAACAGCGGTTTGGTCAACGCATGGACATTCAAGGCTTGTATAACCAAGCCCTTGGTCAGAACCAAAACGCCGCGCTTCAACAGCAGGCGGCGGCTAACCAAGCACAGGCGCAGCAGTTCAACCAAGCATTACAGGCCGGTCAGTTTGGCAACACGGCGCTTCAGCAGTCATTGGCGCAGCAGTTGGCGCTTCGTAACCAGCCGCTTAATGAAATCGGCGCGCTCATGTCGGGATCGCAAGTGCAAATGCCGCAGTTCCAAGGCTACACGGGCGCAAACGTTGGCGCGGCTCCGGTATTTGGGGCGGCACAAGCGCAGGGTGATTTTGCGCAGAAAAATTACCAAAACCAAGTTGGAGCATATAACGCTCAAATGGGCGGGCTATACAACTTGCTTGGCAGCGCGGCGGGTGGTGCATTTGGTGCTGGCGGCTTATTCGGAAGGTAAAAATTATGCTTACGCCATATCAATCATTTGAGGGGCCGCAGCAACAGATGGGCCGTGGTCAACGCCTTGCGCAAATGTTGCAGGGACGTCCGACTAGCAATTTCGCAAGCAATGACGCGACTACACAGCCTGCGCAATACAACAGCCCGTTGGCTTCGGTAAACGGCTACGAGGCGGCTCCGCAGTCTGCGCGTTTGTTCCCGCCGAATCCGATAGCAAAGCAACCTATGCCAAAAACGCCGGGGATGTATTCCCCGCAGGGTGGCGATTTTAAGGGTGACTACTATGGCGGTTAAATACTTCCAAACATTTCGCCCCTCAAGCGAATACGAAACTGCTTCTGCTGATGCATTGCGCAGGCAAGCATTAGCCGACGCGCTTCAACAGCAGGCTTATCAGCCTATCCAAATGGATGCTGCTGCTCCTGTTTCGTATACGCAAGGTTTGGCAAAAATCTTGCAGGCTTATATGGCTGGCAAAGAAGGTCGCAAAGCCCGCGAAGCCGAGCAAAAGGCTTCGGCTGCAATTGAAAAGGATGTGGCTGGCGTTGAACGCACCGGCCAGCAGTTGCGTGAAAGCCTTGAGTCGGGTCGTAAGCCGTTAACTGCCGCTGAAACTACGCCGGATGCAAGTGGCCTTGCTATGGTGCGCGGCCCGCTTGATCCTGTGCGCCTTGCGTCAAGCAAGTATGGCCGTGAGGCGTTGGTCAGCGACCCCGAGTTGCTTGAGGCGTACAAAATGGCGCGTACCAAGCCAACAGGAAAAATTGGCGAAGTTTCGCCGGATAAATTTACGCCAGAAAGT